CGTTGTGTTGGATCTTGGCTTTGATATTCTTTATAAGTCTCGCGTTCGTTTATATGGTATTGATACTCCCGAGTCACGGACTCGTAATCTTGATGAGAAAGCTAGAGGAAAGTTGGCTACGGCTTTCTTAAAAGAGGCCGTAGATTGTGGAAAACAAATAGTCATTCAAACAAAACTTAAAGACTCTAGAGGTAAGTTTGGCAGAGTGTTAGGTGAAGTTATTATTGATGGTGTAAATATCAATGTGAAGATGGTTGATGAAAACCATGCAGTAGCCTATTATGGACAAAGTAAAGAAGAAATAATTGCAGAACATCGTAAGAATAGAGAGCAATTAATTAAGAGAGGACTATATGTCGAAAACAACTAGAAAAAGAGCGCGCACAACAGAAGGCCAGTTCAAAGCTGACGATCCTTCTACTCCACACGTTAATGAAGCCTGGATCGAAGGACCTAGGTATTCAAGAATTGCTAGTGAAGTTACAGAACGATTGTTGAACTATACTGAAGGATTGCGACGCAAAATATCGGAAACGTCACGGTAAGTATAAAACGGATCTGGGCAAAAAGGTTATTCATAAGTAATATGTATAGTATATCATAAGTAATATCTATGAGGAAGAGTCCACCGAGAAGTTTACGCGACAAACGCGGAACCTCTTATGATGAGTCCAAGAAAAAATCCAAAAAGACCACGCAAGGTCAGTCCCGGAACTCTAAAATGAAGGGGACCAGAAAAAGATACAGGGGGCAAGGCTGAAAACCGAGCTTATTTTAATTGCTGTTAATGTAACTTTTATTGTATCTGTCGTATATATCGTGATACACTTAACATAATTATGAATATATTAAGTTTATTTGACGGAATGAGTTGTGGTCGACTTGCTCTTGACCGTTTAGGAATTAAGGTCGACAAATATTATGCTTCTGAAATAGACAAATACGCTATTCAAGTCTCTTCAGCTAACTATCCAGACATTATCCAAATAGGAGATGTTTGTGATGTTAAAGGAGAGGACTACCCAGACATAGGTCTTGTAATGGCAGGCTCTCCATGCCAAGGATTTTCTTTTGCAGGCAATCAATTGGCTTTTGATGACCCACGTTCAGCGCTGTTCTTTGAGTTCGTCAGGATCTTAAAAGAGGTGAAGCCCAAATACTTTCTTTTAGAGAACGTAAAGATGAAGAAAGAATTCTTAGATGTTATCTCAGAACAAGTTGGAGTAGAACCTATCTTAATAAATAGTGCTTTAGTTAGCGCACAAAACAGATTGAGATACTACTGGACCAATATACCCGGAGTAGAACAACCTGAAGATAGAGGTATTGTGCTTAGAGATATTTTAGAAACCGAACCTGATGAGAAGTACGATATATCAGAAGCTAAAGTAGATAGAGTGCTTAACGCTAAAAGAGGTAAAGGCTACTTTTACAATGAAGATTCAGAAAAGATAGGTACGGTCATTGCTGGTTATCATAAAGAACCAACGGACGGCAGCTACATTGAGCAACATAAACCAGTCAAGCACACAGAACGTAATCGCAGACATCTTAAAATGCCTGACGAGAAGTCTCTATGTATGACTGCGACTATGTACAAAGGTGCTGGGAACAACGGCATGACTTTAGTTCCAATGAAACCTATTAAAGTAGGTATGGCTGTTGAAGAAGTTAAAGTTAGGAAACACGAAGTAGACTTAGAAAAACTACAACAATTGTTAAGAGAAGCAAAAGCTAATGTTAAAAAGACCAATAAGCAAATCGCTGAAGAAACGGATCTACCTATTACTAAAATAGAACATTGGTTTAGAACGGACAGTAGCTTTGCAATACCTAGTGATGACATTTGGTTTAAATTAAAAGAAGTTCTTGATATTAAAGATGATTCTTTTGATGCTCAGATCATGGAGTTTATCTATAGAGATGGTGTGTATGAAAGCACGCAAAGAGTTTACTCAGAAGAAGGTAAGTCTCCTACCATTACGGCTAGTAATAAAGAACAATTGATTGAAGTCAGAGCGTTAACTGAACAAAGGACTGAGGAAAGTAAACGAATAAGGAAGGAACACCGACAAAGGACCGGGAAGGATTGGTCGCCAAGAGGTGGAAAAGAAATGGTACCAAGAGAAGACGGCAAGATGAATACGCTGACTACTTCTTTAACCAAGTCTCATATTTTGGAGATAGAAAGATTACCTGACGGAGTTAAGGGCGGAGCATTAAGAGGTCGACAAATAAGCGACGATGATTCATGGACCCAACAACTAGAGACAAGGGACGACGATAAATCAAATGCTTTAACTACCGTGCAGAAAGATAGTATAGTGGTTTCAACTAAACCCAACAAAGCTTTTGATATTTCAAGAGAAGAATTAAAAGACAATGAAAGACAACGAAGAGTGTACGAAACTAATGGTAAATCACCAACAGTTCTTGCTAGGTCAGATAGTCCAAAAATAACAGAAGATGTAGAAAATTTACATTGGCGTAAATTAACCCCTTTAGAATGCGAGCGTCTTCAAACGGTACCAGACAACTATACGAACCACGTTAGCAACACACAAAGATACAAGATGTTGGGTAACGGGTGGACGATAGAAGTTATCGCACATATATTGAAAGGAATAATATGATGACCGTGCCGGGCGGGAGCTTACCCCTATGAGCATAATACCCGGAAGGTGCCAGCAGACGGTGTGCCTTCATAAGAAAAACATCTGCAAAAAGGGCTGGAGTTATAGCGTTTTTAGTTTGTTTATTAGCTAAAGATTTCCGACCCGGTGACCTTTAAGGGCTTGACACTTGTTAAGCCCTTTCTTTATTATGGGAGATGTTATGGACGTTGAAGGCAATTCCCAGAGTCTTGCTGAAAGTCCCTGTATAGGAGTTTGTTCAGCAACTCAATGGGGTGACGCAATCTGTAAGGGTTGTGGACGTACCTCTACGGAAATTCGAGATTGGGCAGTTCTGCCTTCTGTTTACAAGAAATTAGTAGTTATCCGGGCAATCGGAGAAGGTTACACGCCTAGACAAGTACAACGTTACACGCCTGATAATGCTTTGAAAAAGTCCTCTGTCAGAGTAAAATAAATTTCATGATAGGAGATGGAAATGGAATAGGCAGCTTTGGCGGTCCTGAATTTGCTGGGAAACAATTCGGTGGCGGTGGTTGGGGAGTAATAGATCTTACAGGGGACTTTACTACGAACATGATGAGGTCTAGTCCTAATTTTACTCCTACCCTTTATGGTTTACCTACAAAGGACAGAAAGACAGGGGAACCAATTAATTATGGAACAGGTTTTGAGGGTACTGTTCCCGGTGGGTATGAAACTTCGGGGTATAGTATTCCTGAAGGATATAAAGAGGGTATCGATCAGATTTTTGCAACAGGGCGCAAAATAGACCCAATGAACACTCTTTCTTTAAATGAAGCTCTGTTTAATTCTTCTTCTTTCACAGACCCCAGTGGAATCACTCCTACTATGCCTTCGTTTACTGAACCAGCAACAGGCATCTTTGGGGGAACACTCGGACCTAAACTTAAAAACTCCCTTCCGGGCAGAATCATTACAGGCGCTTTAAGAATCAATCCCGGTACTAGAGGACTGATGATGGGAATATCTTTGTTAAAAGGTCTGAAGAATGCAGAGAATCCAGCAGAATTTTTAAGGCAGGGCTTTACTAGAATGGCTTTAAGCAGAGCGTTAGGTGGAAAAGGTCTAGGTCTTTCTAGTTTGCAACGTCAAGGACTTGGATCTCTAGTCAACATGGCCAGAGGTAGACAGACTCTTGGACAAAGCATAAAAAGTCTTGGAACATCAGCAGCGTTTAGAAAAGCAGCTCCTAGCTTATTAAAAGGTTTATATAAACAAGGCGGTATGCCAGCAGTTTATGTGGGTTTGTCAGCTTTACAAATGGCACAAAGAGGAATTCAACAGAGAATAGCTAAAGGACCGGGTGGCGGTGGGTAAAGGATCAAAGCCAAGACCCCTATCAGTTTCTTCAGAACAGTTCAGTAGCAATTGGGATAACATCTTTAATAAAGAACGCAGAGACTTTCAAAGGTTTTGTCGTCGTATGTGGTTAGATTACTGCGATGAGTTTTCTTCTTTTGGATCTACTACCCTCGATTACGATACTTACGTCAATAATTACAAAAACTTTTTGCGCCAAAGATACAATAAGCGGTAGCCTGTCGGGTAGAAATAATATACAATACATCTTGTATAAATTTACCTCCTTGGGATTTATATTGTTAAAAAACGCACTGTTTGCCTAGTGTGCTAATTAAAAGGCTAGTTATAGTGAAAAGGGAAGATCAACCTTAAATATTACACAAGGTCTTCCCTTTTTTCATGGGCGAAGGATCTGGGACCAAGTATCTGGGACAAAGGACCTATTTTCTAACCTGAGATCAGAATTAAGAGTTAGCTCTATCCTATTGATTTAGTTGAAGAAAAAAATCTTCTAACTTTGGTAAGGTTAGATTGTAAGCTATTGATTTTATTAGCAATGTTTCTTTTCCTATATAACAAAACCTAACCTAACTTGTATTTTTTACAAAAAGTTTTTCTAAATACAAAATTTTTACAGAATTTTAGTTTTCTGGGTTATAAGCGGTAAAAATATAGCTCTTATAAGGGTTTCCGTCTAACTTGGCAAAAGTTAGGTCAGGTTAGAAAGTCCAAAAAACCCTTATAGAATAGGGCTTCCCGTCTAACCCGGTAGAAGTTATGAGGTACATATCCCATAAAATAAAAAGATTGGATACTTTTTATTACTTTGGGGTATAATTTTTCTTTTAATTTAGGACAAGACAATGCCAAAAGGAATATCAGGAAACATATCTGGAAAGAACGAAAAGCATCTGACGGCTAAGCAAGTTAGATTTGCAAAAGAGTACGTTTACAATGACGGATCTAAAACTCAAACTGAATGCGCGCTTGCGGCTGGTTACGCTGAGAGTTCTGCTGCTGTCAGAGCTTCGGAGTTAACTAACCCTCAAAAGTACCCGCTTGTTGTTCGTTACATTCAGGGTCTTCAGGCAGAGCTGGACAAAAAGTATGAGGTTACGTTCAGTCGTCACGTTAGAGAATTAGCTAAGATTAGAGATCAGGCCATAGACAAAGGTAACTTAACGGCTGCGGTTTCTGCTGAAGTTCAAAGAGGTAGAGCTGCTGGCTTGTATGTTGAACGTAAAGAAGTTCGTACCGGGACGCTTGATTCTCTCAGCGAAATAGAAATAAAAGAAAGGATCCAAAAATTGCTTGGGGATTACAAACCTTTATTAGAAGCAGAAGAAGCCGTGATTATTAATCAGTAGTTTTAAATCTAATGTCTGCTAAAAGTTTTTTGAATTTATCGTAAATAGATTCCTCATGATTTTTTGGATAGGTCGTCCATTTTAGCCCGGTGTGGATATTTTCAAATTTAGATATTCCGTTGTTGTAACAAATTTCTCTAACTCCGTCATTAAAATGATAGTAGTTGATACCTTTACCCCATTTCTCAGCATCTAGTTTAAACTTAGTTTGCCTTACTCTGTCTGTGTACTCAGTCATTGATTCCTCTCTTGTTCTTCAACGTATTCTTTGTAGTCTGGGGTCATTCCTATTTGTTCTGTAAGTATTTCTGCATCATCATACATCTGCCAATCAATACTTAATATAGCTTGCTTGTCATCATCGGTTAGCGTGTCAGCCACGTCTTGTATTTTTGCATTGATTCGTGGGTGTGAATCTTGTGGGCAATCTAAACATAATTTATAGGGGCCTTTATTATTCTTACTATCAATACTTAAAAAGACGGCCAGATCCTGTAGCTGACTTCTTTTAAATAATTGAATTACTGCTTTTGCTTGTGGCTTATCTAAATAAGCTATTTGTCTAATCATAGTTGTCTTACCTTTTGTTGTTTAATTATTGGGGGGTATATATCTAAAAAGATCTCATCAGTGAATTCTTTACGTTCATCTGGTGTAACCTTAGATAGAATTCTTATTTCTTTCTTTTTAATCTTCCCGGTTTTCCAATAGATAGATTCAGGAGGAACCATTTTTAAAGTCCAATCTATTGTTTTGTTCCGGGACAAATCAATTTGAAACGTAGGGTGACAAGGAAACTTGTCTTTATATAACTCAGTCATTGAACTTCATGTGTGGTTTGGCTCTAGCTTTAGCCGTTGCCAAATCATCTGTGCCTAAACGTATTGTTGGTCTGCTTGAATCAGAACAAACTAAAACGTATTCACCACTAAGTTTATCTAAAATATATTCACTAGCCATTTATAACTCCTCTGTTATTTTGTTAATTATCTCTCCTACTACTCGCTTATGCAATTTTCGGTCGTTAAAAATTTCATCTTCATCTTCGTGTATTCTAATAATGGGAATACCATCTTTTTTAGGAACTACATAATACTTAACCTTGCGTTTAAGTATCTTTGAGTCTATCTCTTGTTGACCACCAAACATATTCGTAGTCCTTTCCCACAAGTCCATAAATAAATCTTTAGCCATTAGCTTTTCTCCTCCTTTAAATGTTTTGCAACATCTTCCATAACCATAATTAAAGTTTCATCTTCAAGCACAGACGCAGTTAAAGTTTTAATGTGTGTAACTTCATCAGTATCGTTCACATTAATTTGTATATCTAGTACAAAATCTTCCATTAGCTTTTCTCCCCACCTTCTCTATAGTCTTTAAACAAATCTAAAGTAAACTGTTTTAAATGTTTTCTATGTTTCTCTAACTTAGTGTCTGACAATTCCATATCAATTGCAGTACACAATTCTCTTTCAACTATATCTATATTTATCATTAGCTTTTCTCCTTTTTCATATCTTTTATAAGTGCCAGCGAAACTCTAATTTTTATTCTATCTGGCCTATCTTCTTTCACTTCTTCCAAAGTCTGTTGTATGTATTCAAGTTTCTCTATGTCCATTGTCGTCCACTCTCTCCTGTATTAGTCGTTTTAAAAACCATTCTGCTTTTAGTAAATCCTCTACTTCGTTGCCCAAATGCTTGCGTTCGTATCTCCATAAGTATTTAAAAATAGATCCCTTTAAGTAGCCTTCAAATCCTTCTGGGGTCATGCTTGCCTTGATAACCTCAATACATTCAATGGGACCTTCTTTGTAATGCTCCGGGTTAATATTATCTGGCATTTTCTACTTCCTCTAAATCATCAACGTCTAATCCTTCTGCTAAGTATGAGGTATCATAATTTTCTACTCTGTATGTAATTACTTTACCTTGATCGTCTTTGAGTGCGTTTCCGTCATCATCTGCTTTATAGAAAGTTAAATCCCATACCGCAATGTTGCTATAATCTGTCTCAATCGCATTATCTGTTGTCGTAGGGTTTTGTTTCTTGTCGTAGGCGTTAAGTTTCATTAACCACCTTCTAGGCATTTTATTCATCATTTCTCCTATAAATTTTTGTCGGTTACGTCTTGCCAAAATTCATGAAAATATTTATTCAAATATTTGTTTAATCGTAATTGTTGTTCAATAGTCATTTCAACTTTCTTGCCATTGTGTAAAGTTCTTTTCTCTCTTATTAGTATGTCCATCATTTCTCCTTTTTATTTATTAAATTGAATTCTTGGTTAATGATCTTGTTAACCTCGTACATATCTTCAACGATATTCTTATCATCTTCTTTTAGTTCTGCTTCTTTCATTATGTCGTTGTTGCAGCTACAGACATTATCTATGGGTAAAGCCGTGTCCGGGATAACTTTAGTTTCAGGTGCTATATCTGCTACATACCAAACTCTGTATTCAGCTTCTCGGCTCGGTCTTTTATCTACTTTTCTTGTAGTGCATTTCTTACCTTGCTTCTTCATAAAGGTAGCTAAGCTATTTGCTTGTGTTTGAGTTAGCCCACCTACGGAGTCTCCTATTGTTAATTGGGGTACGATTTCCGTGTAGATACTGTTGTTGCTTACTGCGTTTTCAAATCTTTTTGGTATAGGTACGTCTTTATCTATTTTAAATTTCATTCTTACTCCTGATCTATGGTGTAGTAAACAGTTAGTTCCTCACCTTTCTTAATTGGTTTAATAGTGTATAAATCTTTTATAGGGGATTCTGGGTAGAAGCCAACTACCACGCAATTAGGCGTATCTGAATGATTTAAAAATCCACCAACAGGTGTCCTTTCCCATTCGTCCGTAAACTGAACGTGACTTCTTCCTATGTTTCTAGGTTTTGGAATATCTTGGGTAGCGAATAGACCTAATCCGTCTATCTTAGAAGGTTTAATCGTTACCAGATTGGGAAGGGGTCGATACTTAAATTTCATCCTAGTTCCTCATCATTCCATTCAAATTTCCAACCAAGTTCGAGACATAATTGTTTATATTTCTCTCTCCCACTTGATGACATGCGTTGATATTCCCAACCCAAATCATCAACTAATTTCTTTATTTCTTCGTTCATATCCAACACTTATATCCCGGACATTTGTCCTTGCTCCATTCCTTTAAATATTGTTCAGCTTCTTCTCTTGTATCAAAAGTCTCACCTGTTTCATAAATCTCCCATTCTCCTACACCATTTTTACAACGTACAATTTCTAACTTTTCGTCCTTTGGCATTCCACAATGCTCGCAATACTTTTCGTCTCGCTCGCGTACTTCTTTGTTTACACGTCTAGCTATGTAAGGTTTAATGTTTATTACCTTGCTCATTAGTCTTTCTCCCACCATTTTTTTATAAACATTTTATCTACAAATTGTTGGCATTCAGATGTATCGCCAGGTGTATGAGAGATGACTGCTTTACGCATTAACTCCAAGTCAATATTCCCATTTAATATTTCAGTAACCCACCCGTCACCACCCCAATAGTCGTATTCTTCTAAAAAGTTAGTGACACATTCAAAGTCAATATGAATTTTCTTTGTTGGTTGTTTAGCCATTAGTCTTTCTCCTCTGTTACTCCGTCTGCTATCCCCACCATAAAGCCAGCAGTTTGTTCTACTGCTAGAGGATTTAATGTTGTAGATAAAAGTAGTATCGCTAGTTCCTTTCTTCTGTGTTCATCTAACTCCGCTAGACTGTAAACAAGTTTTATCATTTCTTCATCGTTCATAATTGTTCCTTTTGTTAATAAATTACATACCCACTCTATAATAAATATCCCATAAATACAACTAATTTCTACCAATAAAGTATAATATTTTTACTGTGGCACAACCTGAAAAATTGTTTTGGCAACAAGTACGAAAAAACTTAACTGAGTTTTCTTGGATTCGCTTGGAATCACGGGTTAATCACGGCATACCAGACGTTTTAGGCACTACCAAAGAAGGTATTTACTTTACTGTTGAATTGAAGGTAACAAAAAGTAATCGAGTTAACCTGTCGCCACACCAAATCGCTTACCATGAAGAACGTAAAAACTCCCCTGCTTTTATCTTGGTCAAGAGGGTCTTGGAGAGTAGTCCAAGAAAATATGACATTTATATTTATTCCTCTGACCAAGTAAGAGACCTCTCTGAACAAGGTCTCTCTCTTTCTCCCCTTTCTCTCTCTAGCCCAGTCAATTGGTCCTTCGTCCAAAGTCATTTGACCTTTCTCGTTAGAGATAGGACGAAGGAACAATTGACTGGGTAGCTTGCTTGCTTGCTTGCTTGTTTGCTCTGGGTCCAGCTCCGTCGGGCCTAGGCCCGACGGAGCTGGGTCCAAGCAAGCTGAAACGCTTATACTACAAGGGTTTCAGCTTGCTTGCTTGCTTGTTTGCTCTGGGTCCAGTAATGATGCTGACCGGGATGGAAGCTGGTTCTTAAAACACCGCAGTAGGTCGGTCGGAAACCCTTATACTATAAGGGTTTGGGGGCGTGCTTGCTTGTTAGCTCTGCTCAGGGATCCCTGACGGCGTGTCCAGCGGGCTGAAGTTAGGCCTAACTTCAGACACAAAAAAAGGACGGAAGCTGGGGGCTTCCGTCCTTTCCCACTATAGGAGAAGTGTTCTAGTTGATTGCGAATCCTCCTGATTCTCTGATGAAGTTCCTAAAT